CGCCGCCACCTTTACCATTATTGTCAGGTTATAGCGGTGATGGAAATACAGCTGCTAGAGCTGGTTTATTAAGTGCCATTAGTGCAGGTGGATTTAAATTAAAGAAAGTAGATGCAAATGAGATTAAAAAAGACAAGATACTAGCAAATACTAATCCAACAGGATTAAAGGTTCCTTCATTAATGGATATTCAAGGGGCTCTATCCAAATTGAAAAAAGTAGATTTAGATGCTAGCAGCTAATTCGATTGCTTTTTGATTTTACTTTTTGATTTTACTTTTTGATTTTACTTTTTTCATTTGTAAATGATTTTATTGAAATTAGATAATACGTGTTTATTTATAAATTATCTAATTTTATATTAAGCCACTATCTAGCTAGATACAATCTTTGAAAAATGGATTATTGGGTTCATCTACAAATTCTCTTATTTTGCCTAATAATAGGTATAGGTATATCGCTTTTTCTAGGTGCGAGGTCATATATTAAAATTGCATTAGTTGTCCTTCTAATATATATTCCCATTGAAATATATTACTCTTATAAGCTAAGTCAATCGCTAATTCCAGTCACAGCAACTATTCCTGGAATTACTATTCCACCTGCAGTGATTCAACAATTAGTAATTAAAGCAGCACAACAAATAGCAGCTAGTCAAACAATAACAGCAGATGGAAAACTAATTACATTACCCCAATCTACAGGTGTCAGCGCTGGAGGAGGAATTGCAAATGTTCCAATCAATACAGTTATGGCAAATCTATCTAAATTAGGGGATGTATTATCAAATAAACCTATAGGAACAATACCATCTACTACTAATAGCAATATCATTACAAACATATCCGCACAAGCAGTTCCAGATTATCACCCCAGGAAAATGGAAGAGGGGAATCGATTTGCAACTGAAAAGAATCTAGAAGATACTAAATATTCCATCTTCCACCCTGAAACTAAGACTAGTGAAACTTGTTATTCGGTTGATAAACCACCATTTGATGGTCTCGACCCTAAAGAGCTCTTATCTCGCTTGAATTATATCTACTATGCAACCGCTCAACCTGCTAAACGGATAAATTACCATGATTTTAAGACTCATGCTGATAACTTGCTAGATACTGACGGAACCAAATTATCCAATAATGATCCCAAATTACAATCATACGCAGCGGGTTTTTATCCACAACTCACGGCAGACCAGATTGACGCCCGTGATTGTCTCAATTATGGTAGCGGTCCTAAATCTTGTTTCCAAAGCAAACAGCTATTTTATAATACCTCTAAAGATTTCAATATTCTAGATAAAGGTGTTAATATGGAAAATGCTAATCTAGTAGTGCGGGAAGATTTCAGCATGCCTCAGAAATTAGAGGCCATAGTGAGCCGTCCATTACCGCTAGATGTAGCTGACAGGAATGCCGGCGCCCGGATATTATTCGTAAATGCACCTAAAGGCAATCTGGATGTGCCTCTAGACCAGGAAAGCAATGAATCCCTTGGCCGGAAACTGGACGATTCAAAGGCACTTTGCCGGAATTGCAAACTAGCAGTATGCACGGATGATTACTGTTGGTTGCAAAATTCGCTGTTTATGTGATTTTGTTTTGTTTTTTAATGTTTTTTAAAGTTTTTTTGTTTTTAAAGTTTTCTGGTTTTCTTGTTAATTTATGTTAGGATACTTTCTAGAATATAAAAAATTGATTTATTGATGAAATAAATATATAGTTCAAAATACTTAATAAATTTATTGACAAAAGTATAGACGCATAACACTGCTAGATATACATTCAAAAATGGCAGAGATACCGGAACCGATTATTACTGAAAATGCAGCTCTAGAGGTGGTAGATGATACAGCTACTACTAAGAAAAAGAAGATAATTAAACGTAAATCACCTAAATCTAGCAGTGCTAGGGACGTTGCTATGGATATTACTAACAACTCACCAGATACTAGTTTAGATGGTATTCTAGCGGGTGAAAGGAATGTAAAAGAGAAACCGAAGAAAGCAACTGTAAAAGATACAAAGAAAGATGTTGAAAATGAATTAAAGGAAGTTGATGCAAAACCAAAACGAGGTGTCAAGAAGATAAAACAGGCAGAAGATGCTAGTTATTTACGAGTGCCAGAAAAGAATGCAGTAATTGATTTTTATGATAAGGAACATCAAAATATTCAAGAAAAGGATAAAAAAGATAAAGTAAATGAAGTAAAAAATGCTATTGCCAGAATACATCAAATATTATGGGAAACGCAACAGATGAAACCAGATACCGCTTTGAATGAAGTAATGAATTTAATGTTTCTTAAATATTTGGGCGTATTTGCTAGTGAAACTAATGATAACAATAAGATTGATTTATTGAATCGTAAGCATTATAAAGATTCAATAGAAAATGCTGATTTAGATTCTTGTTTTCCATATATTAAAGATTTTAGTTTAATGTATAAAGAAATGAATGAGATTAATAAAAATAAAGGTGATAAACCAAAATTAGAAGAATATCGTAGTTCTGGTGGTGCCGTTGATTACATAAAAAAAATTACTGAAATATTAAAAACTCATCCTATTACTGGAAAATTATTTGGACAATCTATTAGTGATGTTTTAAAAATACGCAATCCAGAAACATTATTAGAAGTTTTAGAAGTATTAGAACGAAAATGTTTTTCTAGTGATAATAACATTGAAGATTTAATTGGTGAAATTTATGAATATTTTGTTAATGACTATATGAAATCTAAATCTGCTTTAGGACAATATTTCACTCCTAGAACCCTGATGGATATTACTTTACAATTAAAAGATGAAGATATTAAAAAAGTTATTTCTAAATTTAAGGATTCTCCAGAACTAATTGTAAGTGATAAAACTATGGGAACAGCTGGATGGCTAGTTAAATTTTATAATAATTTTAAAGCTAATCATTCAAATATATTGCTCCATGGATGCGAAGTAGAAACTAGCACATATAATTATGGGCTTATTAATATTCTTACAACCTCCGGAAAATTCCCTAAAGAACCTATTTGCGATAGTTCTTTAACTGTTGTTCCAAATATTAAACAACATTTCGGAACTAGTAATCCACCATTTAGTGCGGGCTTAACATATGAAACTTTACGAAAAGAATATAATGCAAATGCTGAACGATTTCGTAAAATGGAAAAAGAAGGTATAATGACATATAAGGGTTATAATACTGCAAAATTTGAAGATATATATTTCTTAAAGGGTGAAAATAGCACACCATTACAAATTCTACAAGTATATATTTATAGTTTGGTTGAAGGTGGTATGTGCTTCATTGTTATTCCTTATGGTGAATTATTCTATAAGGATGGTCTAGCATTAAATGGTGTTCGTAAATTATTACTTGATAAAATTAATATCACAGACATTATCGTATGCCCAAGTAATCTATTCACTTATACCGGCACTAAAGTATGTATGTTAATATTTGAAAAATGCGCTACAGGGACTAAGGCTATTCGATTTGGTCGTTATGATTTTAATACTAGCGATACTAAAGATAAAAAACGATTTTTGAAGTATTACCGGCATTATAGCACGGTTAAGAAAGAAGATATTCTTAAAGAACCTATTTATTCTATGTATCATATGGATTATTTACACGATGAACACGCCCAGGCATTAATTGATTCCAACAAAATTAAAGAATGCGAATGGGTGCCGTTTGGTGATGTGTTTGATTTGGTAAAAGGTGAATTGCAATCTAGCAAAGTTGAAGAAGATGAGGATGGTGATGGTGTATTTATAACAGGAGCTAATGAAGCATCTTGGAAAAAAATTTCAAATTGGAAATATGAAGGTGAATATGTATTTATTTCAAATGTTGGAAGAGGTATAGGAAGAACCGAGGAATTGCCAATAAGATATTATAATGGTAAATTTGATAATAATGATTTAATGTTAAGATTTCAAATTAAAAAAGAATATATAACAAAAATAAATATTAAATATATTTATTATTATATAAAATCTATAAAAAATAATATTGAAATAAATTATCAAAAAGGTGCTTGCAATCAATCTCTAGACGTTAAAAATTTCAATCGTATGAAAATTCCTATTCCCTCTCTAGATGTTCAACGAGCCTATGTAAATGCAATTTCCGATAGTGTATCCCGTTCTATGAATATTGAAAACTTTGATAGCAAATTATCAAAATTATCATATATAGAAACACTTTCTAATACTATCCGAACAACTGATATTACAGAATTATTTGAACTAGCTATTAAGAAACAAATTAAATTACCAGAAACACAATGGATTCCATTTGGTGATGTATTTGATTTGGTTAAAGGCGAATTGCAATCTAGCAAAGTAGAAGAAGATGAGGATGGTAATGGTGTATTAATAAATTTTTCAAATAATGGCAATTATAAAAAAATTAATAAAAATATATGTACAAATGATGGAGAAAATATATTTATAACTCATATGATTTCTACACATAATGCATCATTTATCAGAATTAAATATTATAATGGATTAAACACTCATACTGATTTAATAAGTCTTTTAAAAATAAATGAAATATATAAATCAAAAATTAATATGAAATATATTTATTATTATTTAAAATCAATTGAAAAATATATTGAAAATACATATTTTAAAGGATGTTTACAAGAATCTCTAGACGTTAAAAATTTCAATCGTATGAAAATACCTATTCCACCAATTGAAGCACAAAATGAAATTGTAGCAGAAATTAATGAGGTTGAAGCAATTGCAGAACGTTGGAAACGTGATATTGAATATTTAAAAAATAAAAAAGGCAATAGAATGCTAGATATGATTAATCTAGACAAACCAACAGAATAAGCAAATATTATTCAATAATTAATTTCATTAATTCCATTAATAATCATTTTTCTTATTATCATCGTAATAGAATAAATATTTATTAGATGGTATTTTACTGTCTCTAGCGGTAATATTTTCCTCTAATTTCCTTTCAAAAGTGCTTTTCAACATTTTTTTTACTTTTACCATTCCACCCAATTCAGTAATTGTATCTTGTTTAATTGTTTCATATGCTTCATTACATTCCTCTAGCGTCTCATAATATCCAGCATTTTCTGGCGCGTGGATATCTAGAAAGCAGAATTTCTTAAATTTCTTTCGCACTTCTCCTAGAATAGGAAACCAATCCGGCGTGCCCTCTGCTTCCCGAACGCCATTATAACTAGCTTCATCAAATACTTTTTTCTGCCTTAGAAATCCTAGAAAGCGGGTATATGTTCCATAGAGATTAGTGCTTAATTCGTGGCATATTTCTAGCGGGATTACATCACCGTCATATTTGCTACGATATTTCTTTTTCTTTTCACCGGGTTCTTCCTCGTCTTCTTCTTCTGCACTGCTAGAATCATCCCCCGAGCAAATATCATCATTATCATCATTAGCACCATCATCACTAGATTCATCATCTTTATCAAGCTGGACCCTATCAACAATACGGCCATTAATAATATCTTTCCCACATTCGGAAACTATAAATTGTAGAAATCTTTTAACATTACTAAATTCAGAAAAACGGATTCTAGACGCTTCTTCTCCTTCTGCAGCATCGCTAGCGGCATCATCTAGCAATTCTGTTTTCGTAATGGGTAATATAACGTGTAATAGTTTCCCGGGATATACTTCCGGATTATTTCGTAGTCCACGGCCTAGAATCTGGCGGATTTCTGCCTCACCATCCCTTACATCTGCAAATACAATTAAATCTATAAATACATTATCAAACCCATATCCTAGCATACGCACTGTAATCACTATAGCGGGTTCCTTGCAAGCCTTAAATTTATCAATACTAGCATCATCCTTATTCCACCTCACTTTTGCAAATTCGGGATGTCCTTCAAAGTTATCAAAAGTCTTCTGATTAATACGCTTATTTGAAACATAGATGAAAATCTTCTTATCCGGATATTTCAATTTAAATTGGCCGTATACAATAAGCGCATTATAAATATTATTGCAATATGTAATGCACTTATGTTTTTTGTGTTTCTTCATTGTTTTCATTGTAATCTTTGCAATATCTGGAATCTTATTCTTATCCGAACATTGTTTTACTAATATATCAAAATTACATAAGATACCGTTATTAATAAGATCATAAACCTGAACATATTCTATAGTCTTCCCCCATATCTCTGGCCGGCTAGTCATCTCTGCCGATGGGGTAGCAGTTGCAAAAATATATTT